CTTCTTTTACAACTTCTAATATTTCATCCCTTCCTGTATTTAAGTGTTGTCTATCAGGATGACTGTATATTGTTGTGTCTGCTTCTGGAAATATAAAATAATATGCCATTTTAATATGTTATTACTCGTCCTTTAATATCTGTATCTGGGTATTTTAATTCAAATATACTAGGATCCATTGATGGGTAAATTACGTTCTTTTTTGTTGCATTTTGAAAACCATATTTGTATTGGGAATAACCTAAAGAAATACCTGTTTTGTTATTAAAATTAACTGATTCTACTGTTTGTACTCCTCTAACAGCTCCTAGTAAATTTATTACTTCAGATATAATAATTGGTTGATTTACTTGCCATTTATCTATATTAAAATAGTCTTTAATTTCATTTATACATTGAACTAATACTGCTTGGTTATTATAATTTTTAAATGAAGTTACTTCAAAATTTAATTCAAAATTAATAATAAATGCATCTTTAATATTAATTGCATCTGTTAGCATTCTGTATTGTTCTAAATAAGTTGCTAAATTTGTTTTTGTAGCATTATTTAATGTTGTTAAATTTTTATTTTGATCATATCCTAAAGTATATAAATTTAAAGCTAAAGGATTTGGTATTCTGTTTGGTTCATTTGTTAGTGGAGATGTTTGATCATCTTGCATTATATAAGCTTTAGCTACCCTTCCAAATTGGGGAGGCATAGATAATGTTCTAATTAAATAATCATCTTTAGTTACTGTTCTTTTTTGAGCGGCAAAACACGCCATTGTATTCATTCTTATTTCTTCTATTGTTTCTCCTGCTCCTCCTCCTCTTGCTGCTTCTATATTAGTAGAAGATATAGAAGCTTTGACAAAATTTAACATGCTTTGGTTTACATTTACCTTAGGAGTTATACTTAAAGTTGAATTTTTAGTTATAGTATTACTACTTACATTTGAATTTATCCCCCCTCCTACTAAATATTTTACAGTTAGTGTTGTATTTGATGGTACTTGTCCATATGCTTTTGTATATAAAAAATTAGAAGGATCATAAGCTACATCTAATTTACTTCTTCCGTCTTTAATTCCTAACCCTATATTATCTGGGTTTGGTATAATTTGTTCATCTGATTTATCGCTTGTACCCGCTCCAAATTGGATTTCTAAAGAATTATTTTTTCTTATTCTTGTTGTAAATCTTCTAGTTGCTTTTTTTAATTTTAAAAGATAAGGAGTTTGGTGGTTATATTGTGCTAATTCAGGATCTGTAGATGCATTGTTGTTTACTTCTTCAAAAATAGTATCTTGAGCTAAATAAGGTACTTCATACCATTCATTTCCTTCTGAGTCCATTATTGATTCTATTGATATTATATTAGCATCAAATAATGTTAATGTTTTATATTGTGTTGATTGTCCTATTTCAAAAGATTTTGTATATGTTTTTCCCGATATAGATGGGATTGATTTTTTAAGTAAATAATATTCAGGATTATTAGATGAATCATATTGATATATATTTACTGATGTTGGTTCAAAACTAGATGAAAAATTAAATCTTGTATCTTTTGTTGTATAAAAAGTGGGACCTTCAGTTGAATTAAAAGTTGAGTATTTATCTATAGTTAAAGCATAATCCCAATCAGGTTCATATGATCCCCCTACATTTTTAGAAGGAACTAATTGTGTAATATCTAAATCTACAGAGGCAGCTGATGTTATTTTAGGTCTATATCCTAAAGCATATGATAAATTATATATGTTTTCTTTTTCTTGGGCTAAAGATAAGAATGATTCTCTTAATTGAGTATCTGTGTAAAAAGATAATACATCTCCTACATAAGCTGCCATTTCAAGAAACATCATTCCTGGATTACCTTCACTAAAATCGTTAAAATTATCAGGAAAGTAAATTCTAGCAAATTCTGTTAAGTCATTTTTAAAAGAATTAAAATCCTTATTTAAATATTTAACATCTTTATCTTGTGTTTTATTTGATACTTTATTATAAGCCATTATTTAAAGTTTAATTGTATTGCATCCTCAGATCCATCTAATGTAGATTGATATATTATAGTAATAAATATAGTATGTTTATCTTCTGACATGTTTATTTCAATATTTTTTACTTTTATATTAGGTACATATGTATTTGCCTGGCTTTGGATTTTTAATTTTAAGTTTTCAAGATCTATATTTTGTTCAAATAATAATTTTTTAAGACCTACTCCAAAATTAGGTAAATTTACTCTTTCTCCTGGATATGTTAATAAAACATTTATTAAATTAGATTTTGCTTGTTCCATAACAGTTTCTGTCCCTTTAAACATATTATTTTCGTCTAAAGGGAAAGCTACCCCAATCCTTATATTATTATTTAGATCTAAGGGGCTTTTTCTTTTTATTCCTGTTATTATAGGCATTTATTATCTTCCTTTTTTCTTTTCTATTGCTTTCATTAAACCACTATAATCTCTTGTAACAGCGTCTGCTACTGAATCTGGCATACCTGTTGTGTCTGTAGTCATAGGTTCACCTGTTGAAAAGGGTTGGGCTAAACTTACAGGAGCATTTCCTGAATCTAAATTTGTATCTCCTTGTGCTGTTTCATTTAATAAATCATTTAATGCTGAATTTTGGGTAAAATTAGATTTTGGTCTTTGTTTAATAGGTTTATTACCCATTATTTTTTCTCTTAAAGAATTTTTTGTTGTTACAGGAACTTCAACTATTTCTTTTTTATGTTCTACAATAGTTGGTTTTAATTCATCTCGTAAATCTTCTTTAAGTGATTTAATTTCTCTACGTAATGAATAATCGATCTCTTCTCTAATTACTTTTCTAATTAGATTTTCAAAAGTTTTTGCTTTCATGTTATTAATTGTTGTTTGTTATAAATATAAATTTATTTTGTTTCTATATATAAATTATTTTAAAACTTATATTATATTTAGTTTTCCATTCTTCCATTTCTTTATTTATAATATAAATTTTTTCTATTGCTTTTGTGTCTCCTTGAGATTGTAATTCTTCTAATATATTTCCATAAAGGTTTTGAAGATGATCTATTAATTGGTTTAATGTTAAATCATCAATATTAGGGATATTATTTCCATCTACTTGTCCTTCAGTAGACCAAGTACATCCTGCAGCTTCACATTCTGATTTAGTTGTAAATTCAGGACAACTACATACCCCTAAACCAGAATTACCTGAATTTAATAAAGTATTACAATCTTCCCCAAATTTTAATTTTTGGTATTGTAAATAAGCTATTAATTTATCCAATTTATCTTTTAAGAATAATAAATTTTTAAGAGCACTATCTATTAATCCTAATATTGAATTTGCTTTAGAAGCATAAGTATTTATCATGTTAGGTATAGCATTCATTAAACTACTAAGTTCAGATACAGTTCCTGATGCTACTTTTGCTGCATCTTTAGCTATTATTTGTGGTCCCGCAGGAAATGTAGATGGTGGAGGTATAAATCCTACAGCTGTTATTAATGTTGATGCCGCTTGTGAAACTATATTTAATGATGTTACTACTGGATTTAATACTTGGGGCATTACTTTTATTTTTTCTAATACACCATCTGGTCCTACTACTTTGTTTAATGTTTCATTTGTAGTTTCTAAAGTTGAAATTCCTTGATCTATTGCTGTTTTTAAAGTATCTATTTTTGCTTGGGTTTCATCTAATTTTTCATTAAATTTCATTTGTCCTTCTGTTGAACAAGAATCTTGATTAATATCTGTTTTTAATTTATCTGTTAATTCTTGTGGAGTAGGTATTTGTTGTTTTAATTTTCTTAGTTGTTTTTTTCCCTCTTCTCTAACTTTTTGTTTTGCTTTAGAAAGAACGGCATCAACTTGACTATTTAATAGATTTCTTATTACTTGAGTAGACATATTATACTAATTTTGTATTTAAACTTTTTATATTTTCTATATCTGCTTTTATATTTTTTATTTCTGTTTTTCTTATTACAAACATAGCACTATTAGAAGGATTTATACCTGTTATTCCTCCTGGAGGGGTAACCACATATGATACTTTATTACATATATCATCCATAATATCTTCCATTAAGGATAACATATCATTTAATACTATTTCTAATTCATCTCCTAATACTGCTGGTTGGATAGGAAAAGTATCATCATATTGTAAACCTAAATATATATTAGGGGAATTTACTACAAACTTACTTGTATCCCCATCAGGACTAGTATCAAAATGAAAACTTCCTCTTGTACTAAAACCTATAGCTTCTTTTGAAAATAATAAAATAGCATCTTCTTTAGCATTAAAAATTAATCTATTAGAATTTATTATTACTTGATTTCCTTGATATGTGCCTGGGGCTTCTGGTATATATGACATATTATATTAATGTTTGATCTGCATCTGTTATTCCGTGTGTATAAACTCCTCTTCTTGTTGTGTTAGTTCCCTTATAATATTCATGTAAATCCTCTCTTGAAGAAGCTAAACTTAAATCTTTATTATTTTTACCTTCTTGATAAGAAATGTGAAGCCATGAAGGACTATAATTACCTCCACTAAAAGCTCCTTTTTCGGGAAACTCCCATATCATTTGACCCCATGTGGGTAAATTTAATATAGCCCAATTAAATAATTCTGAAGCTTCTCCTTCTGTATAAATTAAATCTACTGCATATCCTTTTATATGTTGGGAATTTTTTACTCCTGGAGGGTTTATAGCTGCATTTAATTCTTTACATCTATATGCTGAGGTTATTCCTATAGAATTTCCACTACTACCAGGAAGATTATTAAAATGATCTATTATAGGCCCCACACAATTACTATGTAATGCTTCTAAATTCCCCATAATAAATTCATAAGTTAAACTTGGATCATCTATCATATCTACTCCAGGTACATTATTTATACCTTTTTTCTTTGCTAAACTACTATATATATTTAGTTTTTTATTAAATCTTGGTAATGCCATAATTTTAAGGGGTATATTGATCTAAATCTGC